TGTGATATTAATTCTCCATTAAAGTAAATTTTTGGTAATATACCATCTTGTACTACAACAACACTACAATAAGTATTATCTTGAAATACTTTATTATCACTTGATATATTATATAATCCAGTACCATTATTTCTCCCAACAGCTCTTAAAACACCAGTAGTAGCACAGAACAATGATATATGAGTATCACTTGTTGAATGTCCTATGGCAAAAGTAAAATTATTAACTAATGGGGTGGAATCATTAACTTTACACCATACTTCAATAGTACCTTGGGTATCGTTTTCTATCAATGGTATTAAAGAATCACAATCAATAGTATCATCAATACCATCAAATGTCCATGAATTATCATCAAATCCAACTCCATTAACTAATGAACCACTAACTTGATTTGAGGTTAAATCATTAGTAATAGTACTTCCGCTAATATATGAATTCCTATTTATAGAGTCAACGTAAAATATCAATCCGTCTGTTACTATTTTAGGTGAAAAATGAAATGCCATATTATATACTTCTTACTATTGTTTTTATTTCCCAAGTACCAGTTGTCGCCGATACCGTTAAATTAGCTGTACCACCACTAACATTCATATCAAATGTAACAGGACTAGTATCACCTATATCTGTAGTAGTTGTTTCTGTATAGTTAACAGATGAACCACTAAATATTGACATAATAGAACCTGTTCTAGCTCCAGCTCCTGTTAAAGTATATTCAAAGAACCCACCAGTGTAAGCACTTACAGGTATTGAATATAATTCTGTTAAACCAGCTGTTATTGAAGTTTTGAATGTTGTATTTAACGAAGGTGCTTGATAACTACCCATTAAAATCTCATCATCACTATTAACTTCTAATATCGGTAAACCAGATATATCATTGACTGAGAATAGTGTTCCTGTGAGACTATCTGTGATACTAAATAACTCACCTGTGGAACCTTGAACTAAAAATAATGGGTTTGTTGAACCCGAACCGATTACCGTTAAAGTGTTTTGTGTTGAACTAGATAATACAGTCTGACCGTTAACATCTAAATTACCATTAATAGTTAATCCAGTTACTGTATTTATTGTTGATGTTAAATCCCCTAATCCACCATTTCTTGATATTGTGAATGTGTTAGCGTCATTATATGTGAATCCTGTTACATAAAAGTTATCTGATGAAATACCGGTTAAATTAGAACCATCACCATAAAATGTTGTAGCGGATATACTACCATTAACAGTTCCACCTGAAATAGTAGATAACCTATCCCAACCTATTTCTCTGATTTCTGTTGCACCTGTTAATCCACCCGTGTAAGTGGAAAAAAGTTTTGCGTCCGCAGTATTTAAAGCTAATTCCCCTAGTTGTATATCCCCCAAAGAGGGTGATTTATTAACAATATTGGATCTTTTTAAAAGAAATGTGTTTTTTCTATTCGCCATATTTATGACTATAATCTTTTAGTGGTTTAATTTCTTTTTTTATCTTATGATCACCATATATACCATAAATAGAATCGTCTTCTTGTGTTAGTTGTTCTACATTGTTAAAATCGTGTTCATAATAAGGTAATTCAAAAAAATTATATATTTTTATCATTTCTTGTTTTGGGTTAGAACAGAAATCTTCGAATTTTATAAAAAGTATTTTTTGATCAATACCCTCTCTAATCATTTGGTAAATTCTTTCTATTGCAAGACCTACGGGTTGTGTGTTTGACCAAATATCCACCCTTTTTTCTGTGGTTGTTCCTTTCATTTGTGTGTGGTTAACAATTCCAGAATCTTTATGTTGATTTTTTCTAAAATTTTTTTCCATAGATGAAAAAACACCTCTTAAATCCCTAACCATACAAATAATTTTTGGGTTGAAATAAAAAGAATTTAAAAACCCATAATGAATTCCCCATCCACGACTTTTATCTAAAACATAAGGTTTATCTGTTATACCATTAAAAAAACCCTCTAAACCACTTTTACAATAAGAGGTAAAAGCCTGACTCATTAATTGTGTATTTTGCGCTTTAAATTCTGGTGAATTTGTAAAATTACTTCTCGAAGCATAAAGTAATTCTAAAACTCCTGAAGTTGGTGTCACATAAAATTCAGGATTTTGACCCATTACATTTTGTAATAATGTTGATCCTGATCTTGGTAGCGAACTTTGAAAAAATATTTTTTGTATCATTACGAATTATAATAGGACACGAAAAAAAAATGTAAATAATAAAAAAGGAGGGGAACCCCTCATTTAATTTTTCCATTCCCATATAAAACCGTATGAATATTTAGATTTTTTGTTTGCACAATACATAACATTACTTGGGTTATATCCGTCTTCTTTTACTTGACTCAGAAATTCATATTCTTTAATTATTTCACCATTTTTATTTTGTGTGTGTGTTTTACCCCACATAGGGTTCTTTTCGCCTCTTTGTCTGTCACCTTTACCATAAGCTGGATTTTTTTCACCCACATTATGTTGTCTTATTTTTTCTTTTGTTTCATCAGAATGTTTCCTACCTTTTTGTGATTTTCGTTTTTTCGCTGATTCAGACATTTTTTTTCTATTGTGTGTGTGTTTTACCCCACATAGGGTTCTTTTCGCCTCTTTGTCTGTCACCTTTACCATAAGCTGGATTTTTTTCACCCACATTATGTTGTCTTATTTTTTCTTTTGTTTCATCAGAATGTTTCCTACCTTTTTGTGATTTAGATAATTTTTTCTTTGCTTTTCTAGCCTTCTCCTTACCTAATCTTTCTTCCCAGCTCAAACCCCTAATTTTCTTTGACAAATTTTCTTTCTGTTCCTCAGACCACCTATTTCCGTAATTGGGGTTATCAACCCCTAAAAACTTTTTTCTAATCTTTTTCTTTGTGTAATCACAATATTCGTTTGTTAATGGGTCTTTCATGTTATATGTGTCTTTAGATGATACCCCACCATACTCATTTAGCCAGTAAGATTCCCTATTATCTAAATTTTCTGTATGTTCTAATATTTCGAACACAAAACTACTTTCTCCGTGTTTATTATAGGAATGTTGTAGTATTTCATTATGGTGTTCACCTCTCTTTAATCTATAAAAATGACACCATTCTCTATTGTTTAAATTTTCCGATTGACCAATATAAACCTTACCACTTACTGTGTTTGTTAATTTATATATACCTTTATCCATAAAAAACCGAGTAGATTTGACTACACATCTTATAAATATATTGTAGAAGTGAAAAATCAGTATTAACCACGAATTAATTTAATCCACCGTCAGTACTGACCCCCATCTAAAACATCTCCTTCGGCCAATACCCTAGCCCCATCAGGTGCCCCATTATTACTATTAGTATTTCTAATAACAATATCATTCAATTGAGTTAGGAATGCTCTATTTGTATATCCGTTGGCTCCTGTATATTCTGTAACATCACCACCAGTAAAGGTATTCATTTGTGCTACAGTGTAGAATACCATCTTGAATTCTAAGTCCTGATGCGATAGAAGTAGATGAAGTATCTCCTGTTGGGTTGTAATTTAAAGTAATTTGTGGATCTTCTACATAAAGTTCACTTGTAGAAATAGTAGTAGTATCACCGAAAACTGTTAAATCACCATGAACTGTCAAATCTCCCACACCCGGTGTTGCGGTAGAACCACCTGAACCAATCACTAAACCACCTTGTCCTATCGTTGCAGTTGTACCCGAAGCGTTAGTTACATTTAAATCACCAACCGTAAGTAAGTTTGTGGTGTCATTATACTCAAACCCAGACTCATCAGTTAATTCTCCACCTGTTCCAACATAAACAACTCTTCCTGCGGTTAGGTTAGAAATTGTTAATCCCGATACAGTGTCAATAGATGCGGTTAAATCTGGTTCACCTTCATTTCTTGAAATAGTGAATGTGTTATTGGTTGAGTTATAAGTAAATCCTGTTACGAAAGTATCATTAACATCGATAGTACTTAAATCTACAGTAAAGTTAGAACCATCGTTTTGATCAAATGTAATTAAAGAAGTTCCGTTGTTATATGTACCTCCTGTTGTGAAAGTATCTGTATATGGTAAATTATATGTACTAGGTGCAACATCTTGATTATATAATAAATCTATTGATGCGCTATTAGTATTAACAGTTGCAGAATTATTAGTACCACCTGTTACAAAAGTATCATTAA